GAAAAGTGCGTGCTGCTCAATCTGGCGCTGGGCGCCGACGACAAGGGCGTCTGCCTCGTCTCGCGCGCCGATCTGGCGCAGCGGGCGGAGCTGTCGCGCTCGGCCGTCGAGCGCGCGCTGCAGACTCTGCGCGCCAATGGGCTGATTGGCCGCGATGTCGCGGCGGAATTTGTGGAGATCCGGCTGATGACGGATCGGGAAGAAGGGGGCGGAAAATGAGCGTGGCCTTACAAAAATGGGCATGGAGCGCGAAAGCGGGCGGAATGCTCGAAAAGCTCGTGCTTGTCACGCTTGCGGGGCTCGCGGATTGTCGAGGATCGTGCTGGCCGGTTGGCCAAGAATTGGCTGAATCTGCTGAGGCGAGCGAAGGCGAAATCGCGCTTGCGCTGGATCGACTGGAAGCCAGGGGGCTGATTTATCGCGCGCCGCCGAAACGGATTGGCGTGAAGGCGGAGGGCGTGGTGCTCGCGGATGCGCTGTGCTGGGAGTATGCGCGCCGGCTCGGCTGGAGAGGTGATCAGGCGAGCGTCGGGGGCGCGCCATGAGCGTCAACGCGCACAAATGGGCGCTCGATCAGCATATCGGATCGGCCGGCGCGAAGTTCCTGCTTTCGGTTTTGGGCTCGTGCGCCGACGTCACCGGCGCCTGCTTCCCCTCGCAGGAATGGCTGGGCGCGACGACCGATCAATCGGTCGCGACCGTCCAGCGCGGCCTGCGGCTGCTGGAGAGTCTCGGCAAGATTTACATCGGCCCGCGGCGGGTGAAAAAAAACGGCCATGCCGGCACGCGCGTCTATGTCGTTTTGCACGATTCCTACTGCGTCGAATATGCGCTTTCGCTCGGGTTCGACCCCGCCGAAGTGGGCAAGAAACGCGAAAATCCGCTCTCGGATGAAGAAAGCGAAGCGGATCATGGCGATAGCGAACGGCAGACGCTGCAAAATGACGTGTCAGCGGAAAACGCATCTGAAGAAAATCAAATAGATGGCGAAAAGCCCAATGAAAACAGACACGTCAATTTGACGCTTCAGGATGCTGGGGCGCAGACGCTGCAAAATGACGTGTCTGCTGATACGTCACTGGCGCCGTGTCATGAAAGATCATATCTGAAATCTTCCCCCCTAAAGTCCCCCCCAGCTTCATCGGACGCGGCCTTGGCCGAAGGTTCATGGCTTTCCGACTGGAACCGGTTCGTCGATGCGTGGACCTGGGCTGACGGCGAGCTGCTGGAGCCGGTGCGGCGCAAGTTTCGTGAGCTGTCGCCCGAAGAGCGGGTGCTGGCGATCGAGCATATCCCGGCCTATGGCGCCGAGGTTCAGCGCAAGCGCAGCAAGCCGATGTCGGCGCGAAGCTGGATCGGCCGGAAGGGCTGGGAGCCGTTCGTGCTGGCGGCCAAGAAACATCCAACTCTCTCGCCGGGGAAGACCGTGCCGGTGATCAAGAACTCGCCGGCCTGGTCCGCATGGCTGCAGGCCCGTGGCGTTCGCAGCTTTCCGACGCGGAAGCACCTGGTCGACGGCAGGCTTTGCGATGTTTGGGATTTTCCGACGCTCTACCCGCCAGGCGGAGGCGGCCATGGCGCGCGGGCCGGGTGATGGGCGGTCTGGGGTGAGGGCGTGCGTTGGGCTTGGCGGAAATCAGGGCGGGCGAAATGGCGGCGGAAAAGCAGATTTCTTGGGGTGTTGCGCATACCACGGCCTATGGCTTCGGGCTGGCGCGCGACGAATTGCGGGAGATGGGCTTTCCGGTGTTCGCGCCGAGGGTGCGGACCACGGAGGTTAGGCATTTCGGGCGGGCCAAGGCGCTGCGCAGGGCGATCGAGCGGCCACTATTTCGGGGCTATGTCTTCGTCGGCTGGGCGGCGGGCAGCGACGACTGGGCGGCGGTCGTGGACGCGCGCGGCGTGGTCGATCTACTGCGAAGCTGTGGAAAACTTTCGGCGCCTTCGCTCGTGCCGCCGGCGCTGATGGCCGCGATGATGAACGTTGGGGAATTGATTGATCTGACGTTGAAACGCGACGTTCGCGAGCGTGAAGAGTTTAAGCGCGGCGACGTCGTGCGGGTGAACAGGCCTGCGTTCGAAGACCAGATCTGGCGGGTCGCTCGCCTTGACGGTCGGGCGCGAATCAGATTCATTCTGCAATCGTGTAGGCCCGGGTTCGAGAAAGTCGAATTAAAAGCCTCCGCCGAAGACCTTGTGAAGGTCGAGGCGTAACCGTCGGGTATGGCTGGCGGTGCGGTTGCACGGATGGCGCGGAAGCCGATAGGCGCTGCGCTCGGAGCAACAGGCAAGCGGATCGTTTCCGCCCAAGTGCGAAAGCAATGGCGAAAGAGCAGCCCGAAAGGCTTTCACAGCATGGCGCTGAAGTGCAGGCCGCCGATGCTGGCTTGCGCCGACAGGTCCGCGGCGCGCGTTCCCCCGAAGGTGCGGGACAACTTTTACATTACGCCGGAGTTCAAGGCCTGGCGTGAGATCGTCATCGGCCGGGCGGGGCGGAGATGCGAGAAATGCGGGCGCGCCGAGCGTCGCATGTTCGCGGATCATATCGTCGAGGTGAAAGACGGCGGCGCGAAGCTGGACCCAGCCAATGGCCAGTGCCTCTGCGGCTCCTGCCACACCTTGAAGACCAACGAAGAGAAGGCGAAGCGTCTGGCTCGTCCGATCTCGGCGGAGGGGTAGGGGGTTTAATTCCCCAAGCGAAGGCAAGCACGCGACCGCACTCAATCCCGGCCGGAGATTTTTGACCTTCGGTTTTCGCGTTAGATAATTAATCAAACGCACAATCAAACAGGCAATCAAAGAGCGAGCAAATCAATGGCGCGAGGCGGAAAACGTCCCGGCGCTGGGCGCAAGCCGGGCTCGGTGAACAAGCGTCTCAGCGTCCTCCCCAGCAAGGTCAACATCCTCGGCATGTCGCCGATCGATCTGATGAAGACTGCGGCGGAGAAGCTGGCCGATAAAGGGGACTGGGCCGCCGTCGCCATGATTGGCGCCAGGCTCGCGCCTTACGTTCACCCGAAGATGCCAACGCTCGCGCAGCAGGGCGCCCGGCATGCCGACCAGAAGCTGCAAGATGATCTGTTCGATCCTCGTCCGGCTCCCGGGCCCTCCAAGCCCGGCTCAGCAGTTCCTGACGAATTCGACGGCCTGCTGAATTGAGCGGACCTACGCACTGGGACCTGTCATGCACAGACTGGGAACAGCGGCTGCGCGACGGCCGGAGCCTGGTCCCGGATCTTCCGCTTGATCGTGAAGCCGGCGATCGGGCGGTCGCGGTCTTCGACAGGCTTCAGTTGCCGGACGTCACCGGCAACCCATACCTCGCCGAGGCCGCCGGAGACTGGTTCCGCGATATCGTTCGCGCGGCGTTCGGCTCCTGGGACGCCGCAAGCCAGCAACGCTATATCCGAGAAATCTTCGCCCTGGTGGGCAAGAAGAATTCGAAAACGACCTATTCGGCGGCGATGGGCCTGACCTGGCTGCTGCTCAACAGACGCCCGAAGGCGGTAGGCATTCTTGTCGCGCCGACTCAGGACATCGCCGACGCCGCTTTCAGCCAGGCGGATGGCATGGTGCAGATCAACCCGAACATCAAGGACAAGCGGGTCCACGTTCAAAACCACCTCAAGAAGCTGACGAACCTGCTCACCGGCGCAACGCTGGAAATCTTCACTTTCGACAGCAATGTGCTCACGGGCCAGCGCCCGGCCTTCTGGTTGCTCGACGAGCTCCACGTCATCGGCAAGAAGGCGAAAGCGGCGAGCGCCATCGGCCAGTTGCGCGGCGGCATGATCTCCATTCCGGAAAGCTTCGGAATGATCATCTCGACCCAGTCGGACGAAGCCCCGACCGGCATTTTCAAATCGGACCTGATGGCCGCGCGCGCGATCCGCGACGGGCGCATCAAGGCTAGCAAGACGCTGCCGATCCTCTATGAATTCCCCGATACGATCGCGCGCGACGAAGTGAAATGGCGGGATCCGCGGAACTGGCCGATGGTCATGCCCAACAACGGGCGCTCGATCACGGTCCCGCGCATGCAGGAATCGCTCGCGGAAGCCGAAACCAAGGGCCGCGAGGAAGTCGTTCGTTGGGCCTCCCAGCATCTCAACATCCAGATCGGCGTCGGCCTCAAGACCGATAACTGGCCCGGCGCCAAGCATTGGGAGAAAAACGGGGATTCGTCGCTGACGCTGGGCCAGATCCTCGAGCGCAGCGACCTCATCACCGTCGGCGTCGACGGCGGCGGTCTTTACGACATGCTCGGGCTGGCGGTTCTCGGCCGGGAAACTTACGAAGAGCTCGTCCCGAGCGAGTCTGATCCCGACGTCTATATTCCCAAAGCGAAGACCCGCTGGCTTCATTGGGGCCGCGCCTGGCTGCATCGGGATGCGCTGGAGCATCAAAAGGATGTGGCGCCGAAGTTCCTCGAACTCGCGGCGACCGGAGATCTGGTGATCGTCGAGCGGATGGATACGGCGGTCGAACAGGTCGCCGACGAAATCGAACAGATTTTCGAGACCGGCCTCCTCCGACACATCGGTTTCGATCCGGTCGGCGTCAAGGAAATCGTCGAGGAGCTCGGCCATCGCGGCATCTTCTCGCTGGAGGCGGGCGGCCCCATCGAGGGCGTCAAGCAGGGTTATACGCTGCAGGGCACGATCAAGAGCGTCGCGAACAAGCTGGCCGATGGCGAGCTCATCCATTGCGCGCAAGCCCTGATGTCCTGGTGCGTCGGCAATTGCATGCTGAAGGGCAGCGACAACGCCCACATGGTCACCAAGCAGGCGTCAGGAACCGCGAAGATCGATCCCGTCATGGCGATCTTCGACGCCGCGCATCTTATGCCGCGCGAGGAAGATCCAAAGGCCTCCGTCTATACCGCCGATCGCGGCCTTCGCATTTGGTAAGGGCATCCATGTCGGTTTTGGCAGTCATCGCGCGCGATCTGATCGGTCTCGCCGGAGCGGCGTCGATCACCTATGGCGCGTGGCTCGTGCTGCCGGCCGCTGGGTTCATTGTCGGCGGCGCTTTTGCGCTTGTCGGCGCCATCGTGCTCGCCAAGGCGAGCGCAGACGATCCGTCCGATGTAAATGAGGATGCGGCTTGATGCGCGGTCTTTTTGGCTCGATGACGCCGCGCCGAAAAAGCGGCGCCGGCGATATCGGCGGCGGCGCGTGGTTTCCGTTCCTTGGCTCGGTCAAGTCGTCGAGCGGCATCGCGGTCAACCAATCGACGGCTATGCGCTGCTCGACGGTGTTCGCCTGCGTCAACATCATTTCCGAAGACGTCGCGCGCGCCGAGCCGAAACTTTACCGGCCATTGCCGGATAGAACTCTTTCCGATGGCCGCAAAGCGCCAGGCGGCCGCGAACAGGTTACGGATCATCCGCTCGCGAAATTGTTCCGGCGCCCCAACCGGGTGCAAGACTGGTTTCAGTTCGCCGGCATGATGGAGCGTGCGGTAGAGCTGAAGTCTAACGCCTACGCGATCGTCCTGCGCGATCGCCGCGGCGATCCGTCCGAGCTGATCCCGATGAACCCCGACAAGGTCACGGTGCTTGAGGCGGCGGACGGATCGATCTTCTATCAGTTCGCGCCGACCGGCCTGTTCGAGCTGTCGATTCTGACCAAATTGCCGCAGACCTATGCGGGCTTCCGCGTCCCCTCCGAGCATGTGTTCCACATGCAGGATCTGGGCTTCAACATGCTGATGGGGTCAAGCCGCATCGGCTTCGCGGCGGATTCGATCGGTCTGGCGCTCGGGCAGGAGAAGCAGGCCGGCGCCTGGATGCAGAACGGCGCGCGTCCTTCCGTTGTTCTGACGACCGAAGGCAAGCTGACCGACGACGCCGCAAAACGCATGAAGGCGGAATGGGAGGAGATGAACGCCGGCCTCGCCAATACCGGCAAGACCGTCGTGTTCGAACAGGGACTCAAGGCGCAGGCTTTGTCCCTAAGCTCGGTCGATCTCGAATTTCTGAATAGCCGTGGCTTTCAGGTCGAGGACATCTGCCGGTTTTTCCGTGTCCCGCCGCACAAGGTCGCCAAAACCGACCGATCGACCAACAATAATATCGAGGCGCAGGACGCCGATTACACCAACAACACGCTGTCGCCGAAATTCACGCGATGGGAGCGCCGGCTTGAATTCCATTTCGGCCTCGATCTCGAAGGGCTGGAAGTCGATTTCGATCTGTCCGACCTGTTCCGCGCCTCGCCGTCAGGCCGCATGCTGATCGCGCGCCAGGGCGTCGTCGGCGGCGTGCTGACGCAAAATCAGGCGCTGTCGCTTTACGATCCGAACCTGCCGATGCAGCCCGATGGCGACAGGCTGCTGGCGCCGACCAATCTTGCCGCGTCCGGCAGCCAGGCGGCGGGTGGCGCGCCCGATGACGCGGGCCGGCCTCAGGCCGAAGACCAAAGGCTTTGACGATGACCCTCAAGCGCAAATTTTTCCAGGCTTCGGCAAATTCCGAAGGGCTCGGCGATCGTCAGGTTCGCGTCGTCGTCTCGACCGCAAGCGTCGATCGCGCCGGCGATATCGTCATTCCTGGCGGCATCGATCTGTCGGCCTATAAGGCCAATCCGATCGTGCTGTGGAATCACGACCCGAAAACGCCGGTGGCGCGCTGCGCCGAGATCGCCGTCAAGGGCGACTCCGTCGAGGCTTTGGTGCAATTCCCGCCCGAAGGCGACGACCCGGACGCTGACAAGCTTTACAAGCGGATCAAGAACGGAGTCGTCAACGCGGCCTCGATCGGCTTCGATCCGACGCAGGCCGAGCCGATCAAGGGCGGCGGCCTGAAATATCTCGCGGCCGAACTGATGGAATTCTCCTTCGTATCGGTCCCCGCCAACGCCGAGGCGCTGATCGTCGCGCGTTCTGCGAAATCCGTGACCAAGGACGCCAAGCCCATGCAGGTCAAAGACCTTTACGACGTCGGCCAACTCGCCTCGCTGCTGTCGAGCCTCGGCTATATGGCGTCATGGGCCGAATGGGAGGCCGACGCCGAGGGCGACGGGTCGAAGGTTCCGGCGATGCTCGCGGAAGCCGCCAATCAGCTTGGCGCGGCGCTGATCGCGATGACCGCCGAGGAAGTCGGCGAAATGCTCAGCAGCCTCGGCGGAACCGACAAGGCGGCGACGGCGATCAAACTCAAGAGCTTTGCGCGCATCGCCAAGGCCGGCCGCGCCCTGTCGGCCGCCAATGAAGCCGACATCATGGCCGCCTGCGAATTGATCGAAGGCGCCGGCGGCAAGCTGGCCAGCGTGCTCGGAACTGTCGCATCCGATGACGACGGAGACGAAGGCAGTTCGGACGGTGGCGCCGAGAAATCCGCCAATATCGAGCATTACCGCCGCCGCGCGCGTCTCGCCGCAATTCGGGCGAATGCCTGACCCCATACCGGCTCGCGCCGGCCCGCCACAATAGCCCTTTGGCAAGGCGCTTCGGCTCGTCGGGTTGACGCGCCTTTTCCTCTAAAATCAGGAGCCTTCAAATGGCAGTCAAGATGACTGACCTGCTCGCCAAGCGCGCGCAGTTGACTGAAAAAATGACCGTCCTCGCTGGCGCCGACGCCATGACGGCGGAGCAGATCGCCGAGTTCGACGCGGCCGAGACCGAAGTCAAAAGCGTCGACGCCCAGATCGGCGTCATGAAGCGCGCCGAGGCTGCCGCCGCCGCCGGCGCTCTCCCGGCCGAAGGTCAGGCCGCAACTGTCGAGCCGCAGGCCAAGGAAAAGACCTATCCGGTCGGATCCTTCGTCAAGGCGCTGCACCACGCGCAGGGCAACATCATGCTCGCCGCGCAATGGGCGGAAAAGAACTATGGCGAGCAGCACCCGATCACCAAGGCGCTGAACACCTCGACCGCCGCCGCCGGCGGCGCGATGGTTCCGGAAGACTTCGCCAATCAGATCGTCGAACTGCTGCGCCCGGCGACCGTGGTGCGTTCCTCGGAGCCGATCGTGGTCCCGATGCCGCGCGGCACGATGCGCATGGGCAAGCAGACCGGCGGCGTGACCGGCTCCTATGGTGCGGAAGGCGCCAAGGCCGGAGCCCAGCAGCCGACCGTCGGCAACATCGTCGCGACCTTCAAGAAGCTGACGGTGCTGGTCCCGGTCTCGAACGACTTCCTGCGCTACGCCAGCCCGGCGACGGACGGCCTGGTGCAGAACGATGTTGTGCTCGGCCTCGCCCGAACCGAGGATCTGGCCTTCATTCGCGGCGACGGCACTGCTGATTGGCCGCTCGGCCTGCGCAATATCGCGCTGTCTGGCAATCTGATCGCGTCCAACGCCAGCTTTACGCTGACGACGGTCGATCAGGAACTCGGCAACGCCATCCTGGCGCTCGAAAACGCCAATGTGCCGATGCTGCGCCCGGTCTGGTTCTTCGCGCCGCGCATCAAGCAGTTCCTATTGACCCTCAAGAACTCGAACGGCTTCTACGTCTATCGCGACGAGATGGTGAACAACGGCACGCTGCGCGGCTATCCGTTCAAGACCACGACCCAGATTCCGACCACGCTGACGGACGGAACCCAGACCGAAATCTATCTGACCGACATGTCGCAGGCGATCATCTTCGACGCCCTCGCGCTGTCGCTCGGCATGTCGCAGGACGGCTCCTATACCGACGCCGGCGGCAACCAGCGCAACGCCTATGAGCGCGATGAAACCCTGATCCGCGCCATCGCGGAGCATGATTTCCATCTCCGCCACGATGAGGCGACCGCCGTCATCACCGGCGTCAAATGGGCGTGAGCCTGAGCTGACGGCGCGGCCCGGCAAAAGGCCTGGCCGTCTTCACATTCCCCTTTCCGGAGACACCAAATGAATCGCGTCATCATGACCGACATCGCGTCGGTCGTCGCCGAGCGCATCGCCTCGGCTTTCACCTCCCTGACCGCCGGTGGGACCGGCGACGCCACCTCTGTCGTCGGCCTCACGCTCGATCGCGCCGCCCTCAACATGCCGCAGTGCGGCGAGGTCGCCATCCTGTCCGAATCCGTGCTCGGCGCGGCCAATACGTTGTCGATCACCGCGCTCAAGATCGAGCATTCGACGGATGGCTCGACCTGGTCAGATTATCTGGTGTTCACGGCGCCCGGCGTCGTCGCCACCGGCCCCGGCGGCGGCGGCACGGTGCGTGCCACGACGGTCGCCGGCGTCAATCTGTCGAGCGCCTATCGCTACATCCGCGTCACCCATACGCCGGACCTGTCGGCCGCCAATACCGACACGTCCAAAACGCTGGCGTCGATCGTGTTCGCCGGCTTCGCCGCGATCCCCGAACTCGCCTGATGATCCCCGCCGGCGCGAGTCTGACTCGCGCCGGCGATTGATCGCGAAAGAGCCCCATGTCCGCGCGAGAAAACAAAATGCCCGACCTTCTGAACGTCAAGTTCAAAAAGCACGTTCCGCCCTTCATGCCGGGCGACAAGACGACGCTTCACGCCGGCCGCGCCAAGATGCTGGGCGCCTCCGGCGCGCTCGAAATTCTCAGCGGCGCTGACGCTGCCGAACCCGCGTCGCGTGGGCTGACCTTCGACCCTGCAAAATCCGAAATCGAGGAAGTCCGCGCCTTCATCCTCGGCCAGGGCGACGACATCCCCGCCAACGCCAAGCCCGAAAAACTGCGCGAGCTCGCAGCCGCCTTGCAGGCGAAAGCCGCCGAATGAGCGCGCGCGACTATCTGACGCGCGACGTCAAGCCGGCGGAGCGCCAGGCCGCCTCCATTGGCAAGCCCGCCGCCGTCATCAAGCCGGCCCCGGCGCCGGTGACGAAACCCGCCGCGCCGGCGTCGGGCAAGAGCAAGGGCTAACCCGATGCGTCGCGCCGTCGTCACGACCGTCGTTACCCCGGCGGCCGATCATGTGCTTGCCAATGTCGCGACGTTGAAAGACGATTGGGGCATCTCCGGAACTGCGGACGACGCCTTTCTCGGCCGCGCCATCGGCCGATGCTCTGCCGCCGCCGAACAATATTGCAACCGCATCTTCGCCTATGAAACGGTGCAGGATCGCGTTTCGCTGAGCTGCGAAGGCTGGCCGCATATGATCGTGCGCGATCTGCAGGCAATCCAGCTTTCGCGCTGGCCCCTCGCCGCCGTGACTAGCGTCACGGTCGACGGAACCGCGCTGATCGAGGGAACGGATTTTATCAAGGACGCCGCCAACGGGCGCCTGTTGCGCCTCGACAGCGACGGCCGAACCCGGACCTGGTGTGGCGCTCTGGTCATCGTGGTCTATGCGGCGGGTTTCGTGCTTCCTGCTTGGGACGCGACGCAATTTCCCGGCATACCGACTCTGCCATTCGATATCGAGGATGCGGTAGGGCGCATGGTTTACACCCGCTATTCTGAGCGCAAGCGCGATCCGCTGATCAAAGCCGAAAAGGCCGAAGGCGTTTACAGCGTCGAATATCTCGTTCCATCCGGCGACGGCAATCTTTCGCCCGACGTCGCGGATCTGCTCGACAACTATCGCGTGCCGGTGATCGCATGAACCTCGCCGACGGCGTCACGCGGATGCTGGCGCGGCTCTATGCCGCGTCATCCTCGCCCTTGACCTTTCGCCACCCGAAAACGCGCCAAATGGTTTCGCTCGCGGCGCTCGACCGCAGCGCACAGATCGCCATCAAAGACGGCCCCACGGTGCTCGGCAAAGTGAAGATCATGGCGACCGTGATGCAAACCGCCGTCGCTGCGCTTGGCCTGGAGCGCTCCGATCTGGTCGACCTCAACGTTATCTTCAATGGCGCGCCCCTGCGCATTGCCGTGCCCCATGACAAGCCGGATCCATCCTGGAAGTCCAATCTCGGCGAGTTCAAGCCGGTCCCGTCCTGGCGGACCGCCGCAGGCGAAATCCTGCTCGAGCTGATTCCACAGTCATGATCGAACCCTCACCATGGACGCGGTGCGCGAATTATCGCGTCGGCGACGTCATCGAAACTGTCGAACGACAAAAACTCGTTCGGCCGAAGGGGATGTCCTGGCGTGAATTCTCACGCTTCTGCAAGCGAGGGCGTCGTCGCGTACGAAAATTGATCTGCGTCGCTGAAGGCGGGGTGTGTGTCTCATGACCGACATTCGCGAACAGCTCCTCGCCCAGCTCGTCGAAATCGCCGCAAACGCCGGCGTCTTCAAGCAAGTCTACCGCAACAGATCGATCCAGCCGGACGCCGACCTGCGCCCGGCGCTTTACATTCTCGACGCTCACGAAAGCGAGGGCGCCGAGACCGAGAATGTCTGGAAGCAGCTCGGCCACGCCATGATGGAGGCGCGACCAGAGATCGTCATTTCGCTCGGCGCGACGCCAGAGGACATCGGCACTAGCCTCAACACGCTGCGCGCCGCTTTCCTGAAGGCGCTCTTTGCCGACACGGTGCTGCCCGGGATCATCGGCCGCAACGGCACGGTTCGCTACAAAGGCTGCGCCACGGACCTCACAACGCTGGCTTCGAGCGAGGGCGAAATGGGCCTCGCGGTTACGATTCTCTATCACTTCGATCCCAGCAAGCTTTGACCTTGCGTCCGTCGTCCTGATGGGCGCCGCCTTTGAGATTCGCCCCTTCGGCAAGGGCGTCCGGCCCGTCGTGAGACGCGCCCTTCCCCCAGATGGAGCCTAAAAATGACGATGATCGTCGGTCCTCAGAACTATATGATCGGCAAGGGCGTCGTCAGCGCCCTCACCGGCTACTCCCTCATCAATATGTGGCAGCCGCTGACGACCTACGCCATCGGCGACGCGGTGATCAACTTCGACCCGGCCGCCGTCGCGCCGGTGCTGCCGATCAAGGTCTATCATTGCACCACGGGCGGCGCTTCGGCCTCGAGCGGTGGCCCGACCGGCACCACCTCGTCGATCACCGACGGCACCGTGACGTGGGCTTATGTCGCCCCGAGCGATGTCGGTAACGTCGAGGACTTCCAGGTCAACCTGAAGCCCGAGATCGAGGACCATTACACCTCGCGCACCGGCGCGGTCGTCGAGGACTTCTCGGCGATGACCAAGCTGGGCGGCGGCTTCTCGGTCAAGATGACCGAGTTCACGATGGAAAACCTGGCTCTGGTGAATTACGGCGTCATCACCGGCACCGCACCGAACCGGCTCGCCAAGATGGGCAACCAAGGCCGCAAGAACATGCTGTGGCAGTTCGTCGGCGCGGGCACCTACGGCAACCACTATCAGGTGATTCTGCCGCGCGCGCAGATCAACCCGCCCGACAACGTCGGCTACATCTCCGAAAAGATCGCGACGTTCGACTGCAAGGGCAACATCTATGCCATGCCGTCGGACAACTACGCCTTCTATTACGTGGCCGAAATCGCGTAATCGCTGGGGGCGCCCGCCCTCACGCCATGCCGGGCGCCAAAAGCGTCCGGCCCACCCAGGAGCCTGCATGACGACCCCCAAAATTCCGGAATTTCGCCGCAAGAGCAAGATTGTCACGATCGCCGAGGTCGAGGTCGAAGTCTCCGGCTGGCAGATGGGCGTGCTATCCGACGTCCTCGAAGCCAATCCGAAACTCGCGGCGATCATCGACGCCGGCGAGAGCCCAGAGCCAGGCCAGCTGATCGGCGCCATCGCCCGGTCCGATATTGGCAGCGTGCTGGCGCAGGGATGCGGCTTTGACGCTTCCGCCGCTGAGGCCGCGCAGGCGTTCTCGCACCTCATCATCGGCGATCAGATGGAATTGATCGGCCATATTCTCGCAATGACATTTCCGAAGCTGGCCGATGGCCCTTTGGCCCCGGCGATCGCGATGCTGACGACTGGCGCGACCCCCTCCTAGAACGGATGGGATATTACAAGCGCAAGGAGTTGGCCGCCGTCGCTGGCCCGAAAAAATCAGTCCTCGCCGACCTCGCGATGACATTCGACGCCCTCGTCGGCTACGGCTATCGCGAGGACGATCTCTGGGCGATGACGCCAGGCCAGATGCAGGCTCGGATCAAAGTCGCCCAGCAGCGCTATCGCCGCCAGCTTGCCGACCAGCTCCAGATCGTCGCGCTCGCCGCGCAGGGCGCCGGCAAAGACATCAACGACAAGACGAAAAAGCTGTTGCAATGAGCACCGTCGGTTTCAGCTTCAACGCCGATCCCGGCGAGCTCAACAAAGTCCTCGCCTCGCAGGAGGGCCGCGTCTTTGGCGCGGCCCAAGCCGCTCTTGCGCTGGCTGCGGAACAGATCGCGCATGACGCCCGCGCCTCGATCGCGGACGCCGGCTTCTCCCAGCTCTGGCAGGACTCGGTGGGCGTGCGCCTGTTTCCAGGGCATCGCGGCGGGACGATCACCGTCAGCGACTCGATCCCTTACGCCTCCGTCTTCGAGAAGGGCGCGACTATCACCGGCCGTCCGCTGCTGTGGCTGCCGCTGCCGTCCTGCCCAGCCAAGATCGCCGGCAAGCACGCTACGCCAAAGGCCTATCGCGCCAATATCGGCCCGCTGCGCTACATGGTGGCGCGCGGCGTTCCCTTTCTCGTCGGCAAGGCGGCCGCGACCGGCGTTCAGTCGGCGCGCACGTGGGGCGCTCACGGCATCCCGCGCGCCAGCGCCAACGCCGAAGTCCCGTTATTCGTCGGCCTGTCGTCCGTGACCATCGGCAAGAAATTCGACGTGTTGGGCGCCGTTGAGCGTGCCTACGCCGAATTGTCCCGCAACTTCTCCGCCGGTTTGAGCGAAGGCTGACCAATGGCTGACACACTGAAGGCCAAAATCCAGCTTGAGGGCGGCGACGAGGTCGCACGCCAGTTCAAGGCGATCGGGCAGAGCGGCCGCGACGCTTTCGCGCAAGCCAGCTCCGCCGCGGCCACAGCAACCCAGAGCATCGGGCGCGCAAATTCAATTCTGACGGACCTCGCTTCCGGCTTCCGCCAGGCCGTGCAGAGCATGTCTGGCGCCGGCTCCGCGATGGGCCGCGCCTTCGACCCGTTTGTCGCTGCCGCCAAAGGCGCGCTTGACGCAGCCGCCAAGACTGGCGCGGGCCTCGGCGCGATCGCCGGCGGCGCGGCTGCGATCTCGGCCGCACTCGGCAAGATCGGACAGGACTCCGCCAACGCAGTCGCCAAGCTGCATGACGCGGCGGCCGCTGTCGGCCTGACGGTCGACAAATACAACGATCTGCGCGCGGCCCTGCAAGGCGTCGGCATTGAGGGCAACGCGCTCGACAGCTTAGTCAGTTCGGCCGACAAGGCGGCGCGCGGCGCCGAGGTCAATGGCAAGCCGAGCCGTTTCCGCCGCGCACCTCAGACCGAGGGCGGCGGCGAGGAGTCGGCATCTCCGGCGGAGGCCATCTCGGGCTGGCGCGCGGCGTCGAAAGACAACGACGTCGAGCTCCCACTTTCCGGCATCGCCGACCAGGCGGAGTCCGTCAAGACGTCGGTTCTTGGCGCCGAGCGCGAGATCAGCAATCTGCCGAAGGTCTATACGGCCGTCAACGGCGAGCTCAAGCAGATCAGCGGAGGCCTTAAGGGCGGCAACGGCAGCGGCGGGTTCGCCGAGGCGGCAAACGAGCTTGGCGTCTCGCTGCGCGATATGTACGGCAAGGCGCGCCCTGGCATCGAAATCATCCGCGACCTCGTTTTGGCGCTGTCGCAGATGGAGGACGGCTCGCGCCGCACCGATCTCTCCGTCCGCGCCTTTGGCGAGGCGCAGGGCCAGAACGCGATCAAGATCGCCGACAACCGCGAGGTCGTGGAGCAGCTCGCCGCCAGCCACGCCAAGGCGGCCGCCAATTTCACGGAAGGCCAGATCAAGTCCGCCGACGAGGCGCGCCGCACCGGCGCCGTGCTGTCCTCCGTCAAGGCGCAATGGATCGAATATTTCCGCTCGCTGGCGACGCCGGTGACGGTCGACCGCAACAATGCGCTGATCAGCTTCCTGCAGAACAACAAGGAAGCGATCAGGGGGTTCGGCGACTCTGTCGTCGCGCCGGTCGTGCAATGGCTCGGTCGGCTCGATCACGCCTTCGGCATCACCGCGATCGCCGCGGGCGCGCTCGGCGTGGCGTTCGGCGGCATCGGCGCTGGCGCAGGGGTGGCCCTGGCTGCGGCTGGCGTCGCGGCGGTGGCGTTCGGCTCTCGCCTCAAGGACACCGCTCTGGCGGCGATGGCTGAAGTCCGCCAGATCGTCGGCCGCTTCGACCTTTCGACCTTCGACGGCTGGCGCTCGGCGGCTCGGACGGCTTTTGCCGACATGGCCGAGTCCGCCAAGGGCGCGCTCGCACAGCTGCGCCAGACGGTCGCCAGCATCGATTGGGGCGAGGTCTGGGCGACATTCACCTCGATCACGGGATCGGCTCTGCGCGCGCTCGGCAGCGTCGCGCTTGACGCTTTCGAGACCATCAAGGCCGGCGCGCAAGCGGTGCTTCCGGCGCTTGCGGCGCCTTGGGCCAACTTCGTCGGCATGGCCGCGAATGCGTTCGGCTCCGTTGGCGATATTTCGCTCGGCACTTGGGCCGCGATCGGCGCTGGCCTCGCCGCCGCCATCCTGATCTGGCGCGGCAATTTCATCGCCCTCACGCTCGGCGTGGCCCCGTTCTGGGAGGAGATCCTCTCTGGCGCGGCTCGCCTCGCGCCCGGGCTCGCCCGTTATCTCACGCCGGTCTATGCGGCGCTCGACGGCCTGCTCGGCGGCTTGCGCGCGATGTGGTCGAATTTCTGGCGCGCGCTCTACAGCCCGTCTGCTGGCGGCATCGCTCCGTCCAGCGCCGAGAGCGCCGAGGTTTTCGCCGGGATGCGGACGGCTGCGACTGTGGCGTGGGCGAGGATCAAGCAGATCTTCAGCGCCGGCGTTCAAGCGCTGCGCACCGTGATCGAGGAGGCGCTCCCCGGCACGCAGCGGTTTTTCAACGGCCTCGGCCTGTCGGCGCGCGCGCTCGGCACGGCGATCACCGTGCTCGGCGCGGAGTTTGGCGGCTTTCTCGCGCTGCTCTCGCTGGGGCAGATTCGTCTCAACGCATGGGAAAGCATCCTTCTGCTGGTCGGCCTGCGGGTGACGGGCCTGTTGCCGATCTTCGGGCATGTCGTCGGCTTTCTGGGCTTCGCGATCAACGGCATCGGGCATCTGTTCACCGGCCTCGTGACCTTGATCACGTCCCTTGTCGTCCCCGCCTTCCTCGCGCTCGGCCGCGCGGCAGTCACGGCGTTCCTGTTCATGGCCGCCAATCCGGTCACGGCTATCGTCGCCGCGATGGCGCTGATCGGCGGCGCCATTTACCTGCTGATGCGCGATTGGGACAACCTTGCCGAAAAGGACCGCTCCGTTTTCGGCGTGATCCGCGAGGAGCTACACAAGACCGCCGACGACTGGCGCGAGTTCACCCGCTCGATCGGCGAGACCGTCGATTGGGTGAATGGCAAAGTCGACAAGCTGGCGGAAAAGATTGGCGACTTCAAACAGCTGATCGGGCTTGACCGCGGCACCGGGCCGGGCGGACCCGAGGCGGCTCCGACTTTCACGAGGGCGGACCAAGGCACGGGCGGGGCCGCAGCCGCCGGCGGGGCGACGCTCGGTTCCTCGCAGGAGTGGGAACAGTCGAAAAGGGCGGTCTTTGGGTCGCTTGACCAGATCGACCGTAAGGGCTCCGACACTTGGACCGACCTGAAAGAAAAGGCCGCCAAATCGCTGGGCGATATGGCGATCCTTCCGGCATGGGGCAAGCTCAAGGACAACTGGAAGGGCATCTTCGACGGCGTTCAATCGCTGGACAAGGGCCCCACGGCGCTTTCGAAGCTGTTCGACGACCTGATCGGCAAGTCCAAGACGGTCGGAACGTCGATCAAAGATGCCGCGACCGCTTCCGACCAGGCGGCACAGAAAATCGCCCATGCCAAGCGCCGGGCCGCCGATGCGTTCCGCCAGATTTCTGGCGATCGGCCGGATAATTTCCGCCAGGCTCCTGATGGGTCGAGGGCGTCACCCAACTTGCCGCACGAATCCGATGACGAAGCGGCGCAGCGGGATCGCGTCAACTCCCAATTCGGGCAGGACGTTCTCGGCGCCCCTGCGGGCAAGGCGGCCAAATCCATTGAGGAGCTGGACACGCAGGCGCAGGACGCGGGAAACGCGGTCAAGTCCGTCGTCGACAGCTTCAGCGGCTTCCGCGACGCCGCTGCGGCGGCCGTCTCTGGGCTTGAGAAGCTTGGGGACGCGGCGCGCGCGGCGACCGGCAAGGGCGACAAGAGCGGCGACAAGGGCGCTGACGCTCCCGGCTTCGCTGGCGGCGGCTTGCTCAGCGGGGCCGGCACCGGGACGTCGGATTCGATGCTCGCCCGGGTCTCCAACGGCGAATACATCCAGACGGCGCGCGCCACGCGCGGTTGGGGCACGCCGTTCATGGACGCCGTCAAGTCGCTCGATCTTCGCGGCGTGCTCAGCGCGCTGGGAGGAGCGTTCGGCGACACGCTGCCAGCCTTCGCGCTCGGCGGCTCGGTTGGCCATTCGATGACGCCGGCCTTCTCAACCGGCAACTCGTTCTCGCCCATGCGTCACGCGGGCGTCATCGCCTTCACGCTGCCGGTCGACGGCAAGGAATATGAACTGATGGGCCACAAAGACATCGTTCGCCAGATGCAGCGCGACTCCATCATCAAGCGCGTCTCCTCGGCGAACAAGGTCAAGTCGTCTTGGGATCGGGGCTGATCGATGGCGTTCCCTCCTGACATCGGCACCTTCCTTGTCCTCGCGCCAGTCGGCGGCGGCAACCTCGTCACCTATTACTCGTCGCGCGGGCTCAAGCAGACCTTGGCCCCGGTCGCGAGCCAGGTCAGGCGCACGGTCAACGGCACGGCGATCAATCTGCTGCTGCCGCAATTCCGGAAATACAAGTCGACGATCTCCTGCAACGACCAGCGGCCGCCCGCGTTCGACGGCTGGTTCCCCGGCATGGAGCTGATCGTCTCCTGTATTGCGGAATTGTCCTATCCGGTCGGCGGCACGCCCCAGCGCACCGTCGTCTCGGGCTCGCCCTTCACCGAAAGCGGCAACATCTTCTACCGCCCGCAGCTCACGATGCTGATCGCGGACTTCAAGCAGGACGAGGACGAATGGAAGGCCGGCGTCGGATGGTCGCTGGATCTGGTTGAGCGCTGATGAGCGGCCCCGATACCGACCAGAACGGCCCCTTCTTCCTGCATTACGTGACCGATTCCACGGTCGCGTTTTCGCCGGCCTGCCTCACGATGGACGAGACGCTGTTCTCGTTCGAACTGAAGCACGAGGAGGGCCAGATGCCGATCCTCGAAGCGGAGATCCTCAACCCTGGCGTCGGCCTGCTTTCGGCTGGCCGGATGCAATGGGTCTGGCATTCGTGGGCGTGCGCGCCCGTCGCCACGTCGGTCGCGGCTTCGTCCGGCAACGTGTTGACTTTTACGTCAACACCTGACGGCCTGAAGGCCGGCGCGCTCGTCTCCGACCTGACGGCGTCAGGCGCGATCCCGTCCGGAACGACGGTGGTGTCGTTCACCTCGACGACGGTGACGCTGTCGGCCGCCGTGACCGGCGTGGGCGCCGGCGACGTCATCCGGTTTGTCGTCCCGCTGTTCCTTGGCCGAATGATCGGCGTCCCTTCTGGGTTGCGCAAACAGGTCATCAAGATCCAGTTCATCGCCCGCTCGCCGACTTATGTCCGCGATCGCCAGGCTGTCGGCGAGAGCCTCAAGATCGCGCCCTATTACGACCCCGTCTTCCTCGACGACGCCCACCGCGCCGACGTCGACGCCATCCTTGAGGCGTGGTCGTCGGTCCTGCATATCGACCGCACCACGCTCGCATGGAGCGCCTCCGACATTCTGATCGGCGAGGACGGCACGGCGACCTTCTCGGACAGCCAGATCCTCTACGACAGCGTCGATCCGCGCATCGGCGAGCCGCCATTCACCGCCGTTCACGTCGACATGACGCTGAAATGGTCGCAAACCCAGACCGGCGGCTGCGTCAATCTCGGCAAATGGACGTTCAAGAGCTATTCGGGATCGGGCTTCATCGCCGATTGGCCCAAAGCGGGCTCGTCGATTGGCGGAGGCTGGTTTGTGCAGCTGTCAGACGCCATCGACACCGGCGGCGCCGACAACGCTCCGACCGCCACTTATAGCTATCATTGGCAAAATCAGGAGACCAAGCACCTTGAGGGCGACACGATGTCGGTCTCGGTCAATTACACGTACCCGGTCTTCTCCGGCCAATATCTGTCGATCCTCGTCTCGGAAAAGCTCACCAGCGGCGCCGCCGGCCTTGTGGACGCCTCCGTCGATCAGCAGTTCATCTGGGTGCCGGAATACTCGATCATTGCTTATCTGTACTTGCAATACAAAGCAGATCGCAAGCGCACCGAGCAAATCACGTTCACGCTGCAGAGCGACGTGCAGGCGGCGCTGACCGATCCAACCGTCCCGCAGGATTCCGAGGTGCTGAAGCTGGATAGCGTCTCGCTGTCCGATCCGCTTCTGGTCCCGACGGCGTGGACCACTCTGGCTGGCCACGCGATCGCGCTCGGCCAAATCTGCCTGCCCAACAATCCGACCACGCCAGGCGGGACGTCGTTCCAGATCTGCGTCGTCGCCGGCACGGCTGGCTCGACTGAGCCGACCTTCTCGGACACCATCGGCGCCACGACGACGGACGGCACCGTGACATGGGCGAGCCTCGGCGGCAGCCTTCCTGCGGCCACCAATGATTGGCAGCCCTCGACCGCGGCGGTGCTCGGCACGCTGATCGCGCCGCAGACGCCGATCTGGATTTATTACTCGGCGCTGCTGCCTCCTATCGTCCCGTTCCGCAGCGCGGGCGCGTCGGTCTCGGAAGGCACCGTCATCCGCACGGACAACAACCTGTCCTATCAGGTCTGCACGATCGGCGGCACGACTGGCTATCAGACGGTTCCGGCCTTTTCGCCGGTCTATGGCGTCACGACGAACGACGGCTCGGTGCAATGGACGTCGCTTGGGCCGACGCTGCCCTCCGGCGCCATCCAGATGTGCGTGCAGGCCGGCGTCTCGGCTCTGCAATTGCCGCCGGTGTTCTCCAACATCGCCGGCACGGTCGTCTCCGACAACACAATCAGATGGGTTTCGCTCGGCGCTGGCGGCCCGTCGATCTCGATCCCGGCTGGCGGCCAGGTCGGCAATGTGCCGACCCGCTCCTACATCACCAGCGATCGCGGCGCCCAAAGCCTGCAATACGCGATCATGAAGGCGCGCGCGCATCTGCGCAAAAAGGCGCGCTGCGTCGAGATCGACTTCGAGGTGCCGTTCGCGCTCGGCGCGCCCTTGTCCTGCCGGATGAACGCGGTGATCGAGGACACCGAGCAGCTCGCGCTGTTCGGCGGCTCCGCCAGCGGCAAGATCATCTCTTACGCCATGTCCTGCAATGGCGACAACGGCGAGGCGATCTGCAAGATCAGGATCGGCTGCGCGGTCGGCAACGGCGGGACAGCCTATGCGGTGGCACCGACGGATTGGTATTCGGTCGAGGGCTATGTCGCCGACGGCTATTGGGAGGCGGTCGGCTCAACCGTGCTGACGGCTCCGAGCGACGTCGGCTATGGGCCTCCCCTCGACAGCCCCAACGACGACGGGCTCACGTTCCCGCTGACCGCGGACCAGGTCGTGCTGGTGAACCAGCTCTACGGCGACCCGGCGACGCAGCTCGCAGCGCTACAGGCTGCCATCCCCATCATCCAGCGCGAGAGCATCCTGCAACAACAGGGCGTGCCCGGGCTGAACGAGGCGGACTCGGCGATGGCAACGCAGAGGGCGATCGCGGCGCTGGGGAATGTTTCGGTCGAAAGCGTTCTCGCCGAGGCTGGCAACAGCGTCTATCTCGACTTGCAGCTGAAGCCCGTCACGGGATCGAGCTTCATCACCTCGTACACCATCAACACGACGCTGCTGCAGATCCCGAAACAGGTCGATCTCGCGGCCGCGTGACGAGAGGAGTTGAGCATGGCCTTCGAATCGATCGTCCGCCCTTATCAAACGCCGGATTACGCCAAGGGGGCGACGAGCGCCGAGGGCGGCTTTGCCGAAAGCGCGGCGCCTGTCCGGCTCCTCCCAGGGCGCAATGGCCGCGGCAAGACCTATCAGGCGCACTATTCGTCAACCGTGAACGTCTACGCGGTCAAGAAGCCGAAAGAGACGCAAAGCTGACATGCAGGAGATCGACCGCAAGACCTCGACGCGCCGCATCTTCGACCCGGCCAGCGCGGCGGCAGACGGGACGCCGCCTGCGCCCTCCGACTCCGACATCATCGTCCTCGTCATCGACGAAATCACCTTCATCGATCCGAAGGACAAATATCAGCAAACGACGTGGAGCCTCGACAACAGCAACGCCTCGTCGCGCGACGTGCACGCGTTCACGATCACAGGCTCGGACGGCGCCTCAAAGCTGAGCGTCGAGCGCATCGACCAATATGACGCGCTCGACCCGAAGGACCACTATCAGGAGACGAGGACGACGCTGGACAACGCCAGCGAGGCGCGCTTCGCCATCGATTACGCGCCGACCGGCGCCGACTCGCGAACCACCCACGACGTCAAGATCTACTCGAAGGACGGGTCGTCCTGGCTGGTGATGAGGCGCACGGACTCCTTCTCGGTCACGGACCCGAAGGACCGCTATCAGGAAACCACGTTCACTCTCGACAACAAGGATCTCGACGCCGGCGATCCCGCGCCGACCAATCTCGACCCGCCCACGACGGATTGGGACGGCACGACCATCAATCCCCCGTGGCGGTTTGACCCCTATCAAAACGTGATCGACGTGCAATTCGGGGGTTGCCTGCTGGTCTTCTACGACGGCAACAAGATCAAAGCGTTCCCGATGTCGAAGCTGGCGACGCTCACGAGCGGCGACGCCATGTATGCCAAGACGCTGGCCTCCAGCAGTTGGTACGACAGCTATAATTCACGGACGCGCATGGATGCGTGCCAGCTCAAGCTGTCCGACGTTTTCTCCCCTGTCCTGACGCCGTTCAAGCTGACGGAGGGGGCCGTTGACCCCGTCACGGGCAAGACCACCTTCACGATCGCGCTCGACCCGAAATGGCGCTGCTACAATCTGTCGAAGGGCCATTCCCTGCTCAAAGGGTTTGCGACGTCGACCATCTCGAACTGGTCCGATCCCGCGCAAAACACCACGTCCGGCGGCCTCTACGTGCTCCCGGCCTATCCGATGATCAATGGCGCGGGCAGCAAGGCCTATTTCAACGGCGACGTCTTCTCGGTCAACAGCAGCAAGGACGTCAGCGCCGCCCCGAACTCGTCGCTGTTTTGCACATGGCTCAGCGGGGACGGCACGCGCTCGATCCAGACGCCGGACATGGTGACAAGCGCTGGGGCCTATTATTGGGGCGTCGCCGCAAGCTACAGCGGGATCTCCGTAGTGTCTGGATCCAGCTTCAGCGCTTGGTCGGACGCGGCGCAAGCGGCGATCAACGACAGGACAGCTGGGTCCGGCGGCTCAAGCACCCCGCCGGATTCGTCGCTCTGGTTCATTGACGGCACGACGGGCGCAGGGACGACCGCCTATTCAGGCTCGTCAAGCCTCACATCGAACGGCATCGGCTATTCGATGGTCGTCGAGGGCTCCGGCTATACATTGACGCTCGGCAGCGGCTCCTCCGCCAGCACATGGTCTTATGGAGCCTCCGTGCAGGACATTCATGTCGGCACCGGGCTTGCCCCGCTCTACATTCTGTGGGATCCGCAGATGAGCTTTGTCGACACGGCGACGGGCAGCGGCAGTTACGACGCGGGCAGCCATCTGCTCGTGTACTCTCAGTCTGGCGGCTATGACCGCCTCACACTGACGGAAGCCCCCTTCATCGGCAGCGAGAGCGCCAGGGCGAAGACCGCCGGGTCTCGCGTCGAGACGGACGTGGTTGGCGGCGATGGGGTGCAGGTATCAACGCTTAGCGGGTTCGCCAGCGGCGCAGGGTCATACAGCTTCCTCGGCGTCTCTGGGTCATATAGCGACGTCCAGACCACCAGCGCGTCAAGCCCGGGCCTAGTTATTAGCGGCGGCAACCCCGGCTTTCACCCAGCCGCCAGCCCGCCTAGCGGCTCGACGACGGACACCATCACATCCAGCGCCAACCACCTGAGCGTTTTTTACTTCCCTTATGCGCTTGGGACCAAGATGGGGAACGGCGTCTGGGGGGCGACGGCAGACGACAGCGGCCACTTCACGAATTACACGGCCTCGCAGACGATCGGGGGCGCTTCTGGGCAGATTACGCCCTGGCTGCACATCTCCAACGGCAAGCACGTCATCCAAGGCGCCGCGGGATACGGCGGCGCTGATCCTCTGCTCTATCTCGACGGCAAAAATTGGGGCGCGCGGCTGGCCGCAGCCGTCGGCGTCTCCTTGAGCCAAATCGACTGCCTGCTGATGGACGTCCCGCTCGGCGACGTCAAGCGGCTCACCTAAAATCTGACGAGGCGCCATGCTTTCGCTGAATATCCGCTCACTCCTTGGGCGCATGCTGACGTGGGCCGAGGTCGACGCCAACTGGACCGCGATCCAGACCGCCGTCAACGGCCTGCTCGCGGCGACGCCGGGGCTCAGCATCGCGTCGATCACGCAGCCGACGTCAAACACACTGCTGATCACTTTTTCGGACGCCAGCACGGCGGCCTTCACGCTGCCGATGGGCAGCTACAATTATCGCGGCGCATGGGCGCCGACGACGGCCTACGCGGTCAACGACACCTTCCAGATCAACGGCACGCTCTATGCGGTGATCTGGGCGCACACCTCGGCGTCGACGTTCGTCGCGGGCGCCAATGATGGCGCGGGCCACGACTATTATCAGGCGCTCCTCGGTTCGCCGTCGAACGCGCTCCCGACAGGCGGCACGACCGGCCAGGCGCTCGTCAAGAACAGCAATACGGACTTCGACGTCGTCTGGGCGACGATCGCCGCCGCGCTCGCGAACATCTCCGGCCTCGGCGCTGGCGTCAAAACCGCGCTCGCAGCCGTCGCCAACGCGACCGGCGGCTTCCTGACGCTGGGCGGGACGTTCGACCTGCCCGTTGCCAATCTCGACGGGGGCTCCGGCGCCACGGGCTCGACCTTCTGGCGTGGCGACGGGACATGGGCCGATCCGCTGCCGGCGGCGACCACCGACGGCTATGTGCTGACGCTCGCTTCCGGATTGCCGGTCTGGGCGGCCGGCGGCGGCGGAGGTGGAGCGCCAACCTATAACGGCTCGTGGTCTGGCACGCTGGCGCTGGGCGACGCTTGGAGCCTGATCGACGTCAACACGTCAGGGACGACGACAATCACGGTGCCGGATAACAGCACCACCGCCTTCCCGATCGGCAGCCAGATCTTCTTCGTTTTGTCTCAGACCAACGCCGCCGCCTCCTTTGCGGCGGCTTCCGGCGTCACGGTGACGCCGCCGGCGGGCAAGGCGCTGACCGCATCGCAGCCGGGCTCGATCGTCTGGCTGGTCAAGGTCGCCGCAAATACATGGGATTTGCTCGGCGACCTCGATCACGCACTCGGAACGGCCTCGGCCAGCACCGGCACCGCGACCTTCGACCGCCAGACGCAGGGCGACGTCATCGAGGTGACGCCGACCGGAACGCTCGACATCTCGCCGTCCCGTTGTCACGTCGGCGAGGTGACGATCGTCATCAAGACCAGCGGCACCACCTCCTACACCGTCACCTTCAGCGGCTATCTCCACGCGAGCGGCACGCTGGCGACGGGCACGGTGTCCGGCAAGACCTTCGTCATCGTCTTCAAGGGCGACGGCACGAACTATTACGAAGCCAGCAGGTCTGGCGCGCTTTCCTAATCCCACCTCCACCCACCGCAGGACACTCCCATGACCGGCTTTTCGGATTACGTCGCCAAGAATCACCTCAATTATCTCGCGGGTCTCGGCGCCGAGCCCTCGCTGACCGGGGGAACCTGGCTGGCCCTGTTCACGGCGATGGGCACCGACGCCAATTCCGGCTTTACCGAAATCTCCGCCGGCGGCTACGCTCGCGTTCAAATCTCTGGCTCCGTGACGACCAACGGCACGACGGCGTCCGGCAACGCTACGCTGCATTTCGCCTCAGTCCCGTCGTGGGTTGTCGCGGGCATGACCATCGTCGATCTGACGTCTGGGTCCGTGATCCCGGCCGGAACGACGATCCTCTCCACCACCTCGACCACTGTGACCATGTCGGCGAATGCGAGCGGCGCCGGCGTCGGCGGCGCCGATTCGATCGGCTTCTCGGCCTACAGCGCGTCGACCGGAACGTCGCCGTCTTCGATCGTCTCGGTCGCCGACGCCAAATTACCGCAATCGACCGCCGATTGGACCGCGAACGGCGCGTCGCCGGTGCTCGGCTGGGGCGTCTTCGACGCGGCCTCGTCGGGCAATCTGTTGTATTCTGATTACCTCGGCAATTATCCCTGGCTGCCGTGCGAAATCTCGTCGGCCTCGCCGGGCGTCCTCACCGCCAAGGCGCACGGCTATGCGGCGAACGACAGTATCGTGTTCTCGACTGAATACGGCGGCACCGCGCCTACCTTCTCGCAATCGAACCTGACGGGCGTCCTCGCGGTGGTCTCGCCGGCGACCGACACTTTCACCGTCACCAACGGCGGCACGGCGGTCAACACCTCCTCGACGGGGTCCGGCATGGTGCGCAAGGTCACGAAACAGCCCATCCCGATCAACACGACTTACACGTTCTCGGCCGGCAATCTGTCGCTGGTCAGCGCTTAATCCCGCGTGAACGGAGGGCATTGATATGAGCCGGCTTTACCGCGTCACCTTCGAACAAGTGCTGATTTCCGCTGCGCAGGATCTTTTCCAGATCAATGGCGCCAGCGGGAAAATGTTGCGCATCCTGCATCGCAACATCGGCGCGACCGACACCACCTTGGTCACGGCGCAGAGCTTGGCGCTGCGCGAGCGGCTGTTGCCATCCTCGGTCTCGAATGGCTCAGGCGGCACGACGCCGACCATCTACAAGACCGATTCTGGCGACGCTGCCGCCAGTTTCACCGCTTTGGTCAACAACGCCTCCAAAGCGACCACCACCGGGACGGCGGCGGTTCTGTTCGAAACCGGCTGCCATATCTACAACGGTTATGACGATGAATTCGACGTCCCGCCGGTGATCGGGCCGAACCAGGCCTATGTGTTCGAACTGCTCTCGACCGTTTCCGGCACAGCGCATTTTTCCGGCAGCGTGCTGGTCGAAGAGATCGGCGGCTAATCCATGGCCCTGCTCGACACGACCTGGTACGTCAACTACGGCGACGGCTCGACCACTGGCTATTACGCTTCCACCAAATGGGCGGCGACGACAGCCAAGACGGTCGGAAATCTGGTTCGCCAGAACGCCGCGCCGGCGGTCGGCAGCGAGCGCATTTTTGTCTGCATCATCGCCGGCACAACGCTGTCGTCAGAGCCGACTTGGGTTCTGACGCGCGGCGCCAAAACGGCGGAGGCGGCCGGCCCGACCTGGATGGAGTGCTCAGGCCAGCCGGCGCTGTGCGGCGACGCCGCCAATACCGTGTCATGGGTGGCGCTCAAGGCCGCGACAGCGGCGGCGGTGCTGGGCCAGATCGTCAAGGACGCGGCCGGGACGCACGCCTTTATCTGCACCACGGCGGGGACGATCAGCGCGTCTGAGCCGGCGTGGAATACGTCGGCGGTCGGCAACACCACGACCGACACCTCCGCGACATGGACCTATCTTGGCCTGATTTCGTCGTTCACGGTCTGGGGCGCGCCGCACGGCCGTTTGAAAAACGTGTTCGGCACGAGCTGGGCGGCGGCCGGCAATACCATCTTTGTCGGCGACAACCACGCCGAGACGGCGGCCAGCGCGACCGCGATCACGTCGGTCGGGACGCTCGGGGCTCCTTGCTTCGTCCTTTGCATGGATCATACCGTCGCGGCTCCGACCGTAAGCAATCTCAAGACCACGGCGACGATTGCGACTACCGGCGCGAATAGCATCCAGCTCGGCGGCTCGCTCTATTGCTATGGCGTCACCTTTACAGCCGGAAATTCATCCAGCGCAGCGACGGTCAGCCTTGGAACCGCGACCTCCGCATCGCAACGTTATGATTCCTGCACCTTCAAGACCGGGGCGACGGCCTCATCGAATAGCATTCTAGTCGGGCCAGCCGCGGGCGCTTATGGCTATTATGAACTGAACGCCTGTAATTTCGGCTTCGCCGCCACCTCCCACGTCATCAACCTTTCGGGCGGCGTGCTGATGCGCAATTGCAGCCTGACCGGGGCGACCATCCCGACGACCTTGTTCAATGGCGGCACGGCGGGAGCCGGCGTCAATTGGCTTGAGGGTTGCGACTGGTCGGCGGTGACAGGGGCCTTGACCGGAACCAACAATGCCGGAACGCTGGTGTTCAAGAATTGCAAACTGAACGCCTCCGCGACCTTCGGCACACCGGCGACCACCGGGCAAGTTTCTGTCATCAATAGCGATTCCGGTGGCGCGAGCTATCGCAATGAACTTTACGATTTCGCGGGGACGCAAACGGTTGACACATCCATTGTCCGCACCGGCGGGGCTTCCGACGGGACGACGCCGCAAGCGTGGAAAATCGCGACGACGGCGAACGCGCTCTGGCCGCTGCCTTTCGAGGCCAACGCCGTCGGGCTGTGGAATGTCACCACCGGCGCCAATGTCGCCGTTACGATCGAGTGCGTCTGGAACGCGGCCGCCGTCCCGAATAATGACGATATCTGGATGGACCTCGAATATATGGGGACATCCGGCAACCCGCTCGGCGTCTGGAATTATGGCTCCAAGGCGACGCCGATTTCGGCCAATTCGGCCTTGACGGCCTCGACGCAGGGCTGGGATTCGCAAGCCGCGACGCGCGCCAATTCGCAGGCCTATGCGCTCGGCGCAGCGATCAAGGTTTCTGACAATGCTGGACGTGTGTTTTTCTGCACCACGGCGGGAACGTCGGCGGGGTCAGAGCCTGGCGGCTATGCCTCGGCGGTTGACGGCGGCTCTGTGACCGATGGGACGGCTGTTTTCCGCGCTGGTGTGCGGTTCAAGTTGACGGCAACGCTTTCCAGCCCGCAGCCGCAATATCCCGGCCTGATCTACTCCTATATCCGCGCGGCCAAGGCGTCGGCCGCCTTCTGGGTCGACCCTCTGATGACATTGGGCTGAGCCATGGCGCGCAACTATCTCGTCGCCGGCTTTCCCTTCCCGACCTTTTTGGGGGACGCCACCAACCGGCAGGAAGCGATTCCCGGCGCGTTTATCGATCAGACCGGCGGCAATACGATCTATGTTCCGCCGCCGCCGACCAGTGGGAGCGGGCCCGGCAACAATGGCAAGGGCAAGGGCAATGCGCCGGGGCAGGTCAAGCAGGCGCTGACCTGGGGCGCGCCGGGGGCTTATTTCGCATCCTCGGCGATCGTCGCGGCGCCGCGGCGGGAAAAGAAAAGGCCTGGCGCGGCGCTGTTCACGGCGGTCACTTCGACCGTGTCGGGTTTGGCCGCCGCTTTCTCCGCATCATCGGCGCGTGCCTTGGGTGCCGGGACGGCGAGTGGCTCGGCGCGAGCCGCAGCGGCGTCCAGCGCGCGATCTTCCGGCTCGCTTTCCGTCATCGGCGCGGCGAATGGCTTCGGCAAGTCGGTCGCATCCGCGACGGCCGTCCTGACGATCGTGGCCGCCGCGAAGGGAACGGCGAGCTCGACGGCGCGCGGAATTGCTGCGCTGGCTATAGTCGGCGCCGCCAAGGCGACCGCGATGACGCGAGCACAGGCCATCGGCGGTCTCGCCATGTCCGGCGCGGCCTCCGCCTTCGCCAAGGCGCGCGCGGCCGCCGCTGCGTCTCTCGTTGCGCATGGAGCGGCGTCATCCTCCGCCAGGGCGCGCGGCGCGGCGATTGGCGCCGCGAAGATCGCTGGCGCGGCTCGCGGCGCCGCCATGTCATCGGGCGTCGCGCTCGCGGGTGAGGTCGGACAGATCTTTGCCGCTGCGGCAGCCTTCGCCCGGTCTTCGGCCAAGGCGCTCGGCGCGAACGTCATCGCCGGCTCGGGCAACGCCAAGGCGTCGTCACGCGGCGTCGCGCTCGGCTCGCTGGTGGCTTACGGCGCCGCCAGGGCGCAGGCGGCGAGCGCAGCGGCGGCGCGCGGGGCCATTACGATCTTCGGCCACGCCTGCGCCACTGCCGCGGCGACGGCGCAGGCGATCGGTGCGGCTACGATTTCGGGCGCGGCTGCCGCATTCACGGCGGCGCAGGGAACTGCCGCCGGCGCCGCACATCTCATCGGCGCGGCCTCCGCCTTCGCGGCGTCAGCGGCCTCCGCCAGCGGCCGGACCATCTTGCAGGGGTCGGCCCTCGCCTTTGCGGCGGCGCGCGGCACGTTGCAACTGCGACGCTGGGTCGCGGCGCGCATCCTGTTGGCGCCCGGCGTGATCACCCGTTCGCTCGCCGCCGGCGGCGTGATCGCGCGAACCCAAACCGCGTCGAGCGAGATCGATCGCACACGCGGCGCGCCAAGCGAATTGCCGGCAGAAGAAACGGGGCTGCTCGATGAATAAGAAGATCAATATTGAGATTCCGCAAGGCGATACCCCGACGGTCGTGTCGCCGATAAGCACCTCTGACAGCTCGCCGTTCGACGGCTCGACCGCGCAGGGCTTCTATGTCATCGCGGCGTCCAATGCTTCCGGCGCGACAATCTACCTGACGAAGAAGACCAGCGACGGAAGCGCCAGCTTCAACCTCAATTCGGCGACGGGGGAATGGGAACTGTGGGCGCCGCTGACGGCGGCCGACACGAAATCGCTTCCGCCGACCGGCAATTCGCAGCCTGCGCTCTATCACGAAGCTGCGGTCATCGAAGCCTCGGGCGCGCGGTCGACCGGGATGTCCGGCGCGGTCACCGTGATCCCGACCGTCATCATGGAAAACCTGCCTTAACCCGCGCGCGGGCCGGCTGTGCTGCAATAACACGCCCTCCGCGACAATCGTCATCATGTTCGGCGGCTCGCGCCGAGTCTTCTCCTTCATAATCGGGATTATCCCCATGCTCGTCCGTCTTGTCGCGGCGTCGCTGGCGTTCGCGCTGGCTTCGGCCGCTCTGGCGGGTTGCTCGCGGCGCTGTTTGGCGGCGCGCTCTGGCTTTTCCTCTCCGCTCTTCGAAACTGAAAGACTTCCCATGCTTGAAAAAGTTTTGGCGGCCGCAGACAAGCGGCTGATCGACGGCTGGCGCACGGAAATCTGGCGGCTTTGGTCTTTCAGGGTCGTTTTTCTCTGGACCACGGTCGGGGGCGTCATTTTCGCCGCGCCGTTTGTCTCGGATGAGGCCAAAGCACTGATTGGCGCATGGCCCTTTGCCGGGGGTCTGCTGCTCGCGTCGGTCTCGTTCGGCATCGCTCGCTATTTCAAGCAGCCGGGGACGGGCGCCAATGACTGACGCGCCGAAGAAACGCAACCGCCTGCACAAGAGCGGCATCGCGGCGGCGCTGGCCGTCTCCGTCGTCGGCGGCTTCGAGGGCCTGCGCCAGAACGCCTATCCTGATCCGGCGACGCGCGGCCGCCCGTTCACAATCTGCTATGGCCACACCGGGCCGGACGTCACGCCCGGGGAGCGCGCCAGCCTGGCCGAATGCAAGGCGCTGCTGCTGGCCGATCTCGACCGCGAGGCCGACGGAATTGAGAAGTGCATCCACGCGCCCATGACCGACGCGCGCTATGTCGCGGTCCTCAGCCTCGCCCACAACATCGGCGTCGGCGGCGTCTGCCGCTCGAGCGTCGTCGCCAAGCTCAACGCGGGCGACATCCGGGGCGGCTGCGACGCCCTGCTGCATTTCAACCGCGCCGCCGGATTCGTCATGCCAGGCCTCACCCGTCGGCGTGAAAAAGAACGCGCGCTCTGCCTGCAGGAATAGGGGAAAAGGTCATGCCGACGAAAGTATTCTTTTGCGAGCCGTTGCCGACAGAGCGGCTGCGTCTACGCGTTTACGAAAGCCGGTCGTGCGCGGCTAGGCCCGGCGTGTATTCGTGCTGCGACGCGTCGATGCACCACTCGATCATCGAGGGCGACCACGCCTGCGTCCAGGTGCGCCCCGAGACAATCTATCCCGGCGAGTGGCCGGCCGCGTGCGAGGCGTGCGGAGCAGCCTTCACCGAGAAGGCCGTGTACCAGCTGTTTTACGACCGCCAATATCGCCGGCAAGACACCGGCGAGATAGTCTATACGCGCGACCTTCCGGTTGGCGCCGTGTACGAGGCGCACTGGGACAATCGCAAAGGTCCGGACGGCCGCTCGCTATGCTGCATGACGCCTGGCGGTTTGTGGATGATCGACCACCGCGCCAGCAATTGCACGATGCCTAACGACAATGGGCATCGTTGCTGGGTGCGCCATGGGCGGCCGGAAGACGGGACCCTTCACGTCGACAAGAACGGCCACACCTGCGCAGCCGGCGCCGGTTCAATTGTGGCTGGTTCCTATCACGGCTTCCTGCACAACGGCTTTCTGACCGACGGGTGTTGACCATGCTCTCTCTTTTTGATGTGGTCGGCCATGCGGGCACTCTGGTTTCCATCCTCGCCGTGGCGGCGGCTGTGGCGAGCCTTATCTACGTGCCTTCGCCCCTCAAGCATTATGCCGTGGCGGCCTCTCTCTGCGCCGCGCTCGCCAGCCAGATCTACGCCGAGGGCTATCATAACGCTGACGCTGGATGGCAGGCCCGTTACGATCGGCAGATCGCCGCGATCAATGACGATAACGAAAAAGCCGTGATCGCCGCCGAACAGAAGGCGCGGGCCGAAGCCGCCGCCAACGCCGCGAACCTGAAGGCGCAGCTTGACGATCTCGCCCGGCAGAAGGCGGCGAGCGACGCCGATCTCGCCGCCGCGCAAGCACTGATCGACGCCGCGCCGCAGGACGCCAAGCCGGATGGCCCGGACGCCCAGGCTCATGCCGTCATTCTCGACGCCATCCGGGGGAAATAATGCGCGCTCTTGCCCTTCTCGCCGCGCTGGCCCTGTCCGGCTGCGCCAACTCGCCCGTCGTTCTCACCGCGCCGCCGCAAGTCGCGCGCCCGCTGTTGCGCGATAGCGTCCCGCAAAGCCTGCTGGCCTGCCTCGACGAGCCGAACGGCGCCAAGGTCGCGACCAATCGCCAGGCCGCGAATTACGTGATTGATCTCAAGCGCGCGGGCCGGGATTGCCGGCAAAAGCTGCATTCGGTCGGCACCCTTATCGAGGGCGAGGGCCAATGAGCGCGCGCTTTCACACCCTTTCGGCCGTTCTCTGCCGTATCGGGCTGCTGCGGGCTGTTTCCGCGAGGGAAGCGGCGCAATTGCATGACGCGATCGATCAGATCCTGATCGCGCGCGGCGATGTGCTGGATATCCCGCGCGAGGCCGCTTCGCAGGGCGAGGCGCCCAGGCCCATCGCTTTGGACCGGAGCGAAGGGCCGAAGATCGAGGAATGGTCAAACGAATGATCTCGCGCCGGGGCCAACGCGCCCCGGTTTTCTGCAATCGAGAGAGCGGCCATGCGTGTCGCCAGGGGAATGAATGATGGCGGCGGAAGGCGGCTGGACAATTGCAGATTTAAGCTCACTTGGCGGATGGGGAACATTCCTGATTACAGTCGGAGGGTTGTTCCACTTGCACGGACGGCAGACCAAGAGCGCAGAGAACATCGCTGAAAAGGCCAAGGAAGCCAAGACTGAGGCCAAGGCCGTAGCCGATGACCTCGCCGCCTATAAGGTCGAGGCCGTTGAGAAATTCGTCCCGCGCGCGCACCTCGACCAGATGGAAAATCGCATCCTGAAACGGATGGATACGCAAGACGAGCGGTCCGACGCCTCTTTGCGCGGGATCGCCGAGCGCCTTGACCGCATCATCGAGGGTCGGACGAAGGCGTGATTGGGCGCCACGCGGCGCAATCAGTATAAGGCTCCATAGCCATAAGCAGTTCCTGAGCGGTGGCGCGCTTCGCAGGGTCTTCTGAGACGCAGCGCCCAGGGCGCTGCACGATAATTCGACGCTTGCCTTCAAGAAACAGTTTGTCAGACCAGGTCCAGATTGCGGAGCCGCAATCCCGACAGGTCTCTGGTGGATATTTCGGCTTTGCCATCTGTCCCCCTGCTTTCCGCTAAGAATATCACGGAAATGGGCGCTGGCGAGCGCGCGTCAAGGGCGGCGAATTTCAAACTGAGACACCACCCGATTTAGGGCTTCGGCCCTTCAAGAGGTTCGTCCGGCAGTTATAGCCTCTGCCGGACGGACGGCCCTCCTTGGGCGTTTCCTCCCTTGACTTGGCCCCGGTTCCTGCTTCGGCGGGGCCGGGGCTTTTTTTGGAGGGCCAGTCTCCAGAAACGGGGGCCGGCAATACCGGACGCGGGCCATGCTTGGCGGCCGACCCGCGCAGCGCGCCAAAGGATAACGCTCCCCCGCCGCCGTCGACGGCGCGCGCAGGGTAGCCGACTCCGGGTTACCAAAATGCAATCAGAAATGGATCTGGGCGACAGCCAATCGCGGCTGCGCGTCGTCACACCCGCGCGCCCTGCCGCGGGGTATATCGGGGGCAAGAAGCAGCTCGCGCAGCGCCTGTCGCGCCTGATCGACGCGACGCCGCATGTGCTTTATGGCGAGCCGTTCGTCGGCATGGGTGGCGTGTTCCTGCGCCGGGAACGGGCCCCGGACGTCGAGGTCATCAATGACCGCTCGCGCGACGTCGCTAATTTCTTTCGGATCCTGCAACGCCATTACGAGCCGTTCTTTGATCTGCTCAAATGGCGGCTGACCAGCCGGGCCGAATTCGAAAGGCTTCTGGCGCAGGATCCTGCCACGCTGACCGATCTGGAGCGGGCCGCGCGGTTCCTCTATCTGCAGCGGCTCGCTTTTGGCGGGAAGGTCGCCGGCCGGAATTTTGGCTATTCGCTTTCGGGCCCGGCGCGATTCGACACGACGAAGCTCGGGGTTCTGCTTGAGGCGATCCACGACCGTCTCGCCGGCGTGACGATCGAATGCCTCGACTGGCGTGATTTTCTCACCAGGTGGGATCGGCCGGGCGCGCTGTTTTTCTGCGACCCGCCATATTTCGGGACGGAGGATTATTACGGCCGCGATCTGTTTCCGCCGGCGGACCATGCCGCCATGGCGGCGGCGCTCGGGACGATTGGCGGCCGGTTCATCCTGACAATAAACGATTTGCCGGAAACACGGGAAATCTATGCAGCCTTCCACATCGAAAGCGTCGATCTGACCTATCAGGTGGGCGGCGCCGATGAGGCCAAGGCCGTCAAGGAAATCATCGTCTGCGGGCCGTGA